ACAATAGATAAAAAGATTGCAAATCAGCCAGATTTTTTTCTATTTGAACTGTATACAAAGATGCATCCAGTACATTTAGCAGATATGTCTAAAGCTGTTATGTCCAAGCTTAGAAATGGACACTCTGTAAGAGCAGCCCTAGCTGCAAAAGGATCAGGTGTTCCCGCTTTCCTCTCTGAAGACAATATCAAGAAATTGATGAAAGCTGGAAAGAAAGGCGGTAAGGCCGTCATCAAGTTGGGTGCTGAAGAGCTCCACAGGAACAGATCAGAAGGATCCGGCATTATGGCCGGAGGGAAAATGAAAATGGGCGGATTCAAAGACTTTAAGAAAGGCTTTAGCCAGGGCTTCAACGCTATGGGCGGAGTAGATGGCATTGTCGATGCAGGTCTCGCAATGGCTGGAGCAGGCATTTCCGCAGGACCTTCCGCGAGAGGCGGAGCTACTTGGATTGGCCAGGACGGAAAAACTCACTCGTCAGGTAGCTTTAGTATGGGAATGCCAAAAAAGCTTCCGAAAGGACATCGTGGAGGAAAGCTAAGCATGAAGAGCATTACGAAGCCAATAGGAAAAATTGCAAGCAACAAACAAGTTCAAAAACTTGCTCTAGACACAGCAAAGGACCTCATGAGCGGAGAAGGAATATCAGCTGGACCTTCCGCCAGAGGTGGAAAAATGAAAATGGGCACACTCAAAGACTTCGGACATGGGTTTAACAAGGGCTTTAACATGATACCAAAAGCAATGGGATACGACGGGGCAGGCGACTTCTTTTTAGACGCTGGCTTGGCAGCAGCAGGAGCAGGTATTTCTGCTGGTCCTTCAGCAAGAGGAGGTGCTGTCAGAGCATCACAAGTTCAATCCATTGCAAAGAAGATTGCGTCGGAAGCAGTAAAGAAAGTAAAGGGAGGCAAAATAAAAATGAAGAGCATTACTGGTGCTATTAGCAGCATTGCGAAGAACCCTGTAGTCCAGGACATGGCTCTCGACATGGCTAAGAGTGCAATGGGAGCTGGCCTTATTGCCGGTGGTAAGCTTTCGATGAAGAGCATTACAAAGCCTATTGGCAAAATAGCAAGCAACAAGCAAGTACAAAAACTTGCTATTGACACACTTAAAGACGCAATGAGCGGAGAAGGAATCTGGGCAGGAGGAGCCCACGGAGGATCAGTAAAGCGTAAAGTAGTTGACCTTATTGAGGACATCGGTGAAAACAGACCTAGAAAGAGAGGCGAAAGCCGCGTACGACAAGCCATTGACTTGGTCGAGACCATGCGCAAACCACGCGGTAGAGGGTTGTACGCAGGAACTCGAGGAGGCAAGATTAAGGCTTCCAAAAACTTTCCAATGACAATGGGTCCACATCTGTCCTTACCTAGTGGAATGAGAGATCAGCACATAATCGCCGCGGCAGGTCCGTCGGGAAGAGGAATGTTCGCCGGAGCAAGAGGCGGAGCTATAGGTCCTCACGGAGAACTCTCAGGCATCACTAATGTAGGTGCTGGAGGTAACCTCATGTGCATGTCCAACCCCGCATTGATGCCCCAGCCAGCTTCCGAGAATTTCTTCTTCCACACACAATTCCCACCAGCCTTGGCCGCAAGTCAATATGGCAATTAATTTAGGAACATTTTAATTTAAAATTATCTAACCATGAAATATAGATAATGTTAACAAACGATCAGATTGAGGATATTGCTCCAAAGATGGGAATTCCCCTCGAATTCTGCGGATTCAAAGACTTACTACCGAAGAAGCTCAAGCCAAATAAATACTACATGATAAACTTAGAAGACGCAGACGACGAAGAAGGTCCAAACGAAGGATCCCATTGGACCGGGTTCCAAGTTAAAAAGGCAAACAATGGGCACGTAGGTGCGGTCTACTTTGATTCTTATGGAAAAGGTCCACCACAGATAGTAACAAAACTAATCAAGGAAAACTTCGGTGTAAAACCGTGGCATCCGACGAAGGACGTACAGTCTATTGTTAACAACGCATGCGGTTTCTGGCAGCTTGCCTACGCACACTTCATCAACGACAAACGTTTTATGTCCAACAACTTGAAGACAGACACAGAGATGTTCTTACTTCCTTTCGACGACCTTAATGACTCTCTAGACTACCAAAAAAATGAATGGATTTTAAAACATTTCTTCTTAAGTAAAGACAACCCTAAAAAAGTACCTCTACCTAAAGATTTAATTGGAACTATTCCTTCAAAAGAAACAGAAAAAGGAGAAGAAAATAAGTTCAACAATAACTTTGCTCCCTAGTTTGTCTTCTCGTACTTTTTCATTGCTTCTTCTGTGTTGTACTTTTCGTGGAATATCACCTGGTGCTTCTTGTGGTACTCTCTCATTCTGAAAGAAGAAACCCTGCAACCAGTAGGTACGCCTTTGTGCAGCTTCTGTGCAACGAAGAAAGGGATCTTCTCTGGATCAGCTAAGTAAGCAACCTCCAGGTCCTGGGGCTTCGCAAGTTCTACATCATCGTCCACTTCGTGAGTAATGGTCCAGTAATCATTGGAAGGGTCGTTCTTGTACTCTTCTATCCATCTCTTTACTTCGTCCTGGGTGGCCAGCAATATTGTGTCGTTCAAGACAGTGTTGAAGATTTGCACTTGGATCTCTAACGGCAAATCTACTATCTGGTCCATCTGAGCAAATCTAAGATGGTTACTGATGTACTCTGTAATAAAGTTTTCAGAAAAATTGTACCGAAAGTTGAAGTCCCCTGTTGCCTGTCTTTTTACCATCATGAATCTCGCCTGTCTGAAGTCGTACGGTTGGTCGGGGTTCTTCAGTCTGTCCTTCTCGAACAATAGAAAGAATCTCTGATAGAAACGGAGGTAAGACTGGAAGTCCCTGCATTCTGGATCCCAAAAGTAGAACTTGACTATTAGTCTGTTCTGCCCTTCGAACACTCGCTCGTATGGCTCGCATGCCCTGCATGTGGATAGCTGACAAGTCATCTGTGGCTTCTCTTTGTAGAACCACAAACCAGTAGACTCGCATCTCTTCCACTCCTCCTGACCAAGTATTTTTCCGTACTCTACTACACCATCGAAGCCTTTTGTCTTGTTGTAGTACCAATCATAGTAGAACATCGGCACGTCCACACATTGGTTGGCATTGTTATGACCGTCCCATACTCCTATTCTTAAATTGCACAGCTTTCTTAAGCCTGCTGTACTACAGGGAAACCTTAGATTAGACTTTCTCGCGTGCGGGGAAGACATGACCACAAGTGCATGTGATGCCTCTTCCTCAGTTAGGAAGTACTTGTTGGCAATAGACACTGGGCCTTGGGTAACGAGATCCTTAATTGATTCCATTTTGTGTGTAACGGCTGCAAAATCGGTCGTGGCCTGCATAGGGTTTGATAATGAAGAGATTGTGAAATCAGCGGAGAAAAAAAAATCATCGCTTCGCTGAAAAAGAGACTTTGTCACAATCAAACCCAACATGGAGCGTCGATCCACCAGAACAATTCGGGGTCCCAGGAGACCATCTTTTGTCAGAGAAGAGAGAATCGACTCCGAAGTAAGGATGAGAGAATTAGTGGCTGAGATGAAGCCAAATAAGAGAGAGAAGTCCGACTTAGAAAAACTAGTGGATGCGCAGAAAAGAAGAGAGAGAAAGGAAGCAAAGAAGAGAGAAGAAGAAGAGAAAAAGAAGGAAGCAGAGAGAGAAGCAGAACTAAAGAGAACCAGACCGCCTTACTGGAGAGAAAGGAATGCTCTGTGCTGCGACTTTCTAAATGGGCAGCACTTTGGCAACGGCTTCCACAATGAGGAAAAGTACAGATTCAACAAGTGGTACAACTACTGGAATACTTACGCGCGTCCAGACTTTGCAAGAAGTCCTACACTTGAGAAGAGGTGCTTCGGATGCAAAGAACTATTCGACACTTCCGACGAAATACCTATGGTCTGCGGAGTTGCCGGCTGTCCAAAGGTTATGCACAAGGCGTGTTGGAACTACTTTCACTGCGTAAAGGTAGAAGAAGAAACAAAGCAGGCATACTTCAAATTCATTGAGGACGACATTCTTTCTAGGTGTTCTCTTCTTTGCTCCTTCGTAGATAGACAGGAAGAAAGCAAGAAGGAAGTGTGCAAGCTTTCTGTTTGCCCAAGACACATATGCGGTAATTGCCACAAGTTCTCTGCTGAGTTTATGTCTTACTGTCCTACTTGCCCTGCGTCGTATTGCTCAGACTGCATTGGAATACAGTGTGAGTCCCTCTGTAGAGTGTGTAGTCAGTTCCCTAGCGCTATGGATGCGCCCGAGATGAGGAACGTAAGATACTGTCATTTTTAATTAGTATTTTTTGATATTAATTAAAAGTTTAAGAGAAAACGGCCGGAGCCAAATGAATTGTTTATTTTTTCTTTATCTTGATTTTGCGTAAGTGTATTTATACTCTTGCGCCAGTTAGGACATCTACTGATACCTGGACCCCGTATTCGATAAAGCACAAGTACTGTACTGACGACTGGGAGACATTTGTACCCTGGATGCTGACTGATTTGGGGACCGCCTCGTCAATGGGGAGCATCCTAGAACAGTTGACGTAGTAGTAAGAGTAACCTTGCTGGAAGGACTTAAAGTCAATCAAACCACTGGTTAAGCCGTCTGTAAGGTTTGCGTTGATGCTGTTTACACCAACAAGTTGGTTCAAGAATTGCTCGAAGTTGTACTGTTGTGTGTTGTAGATCATGTTCTGACCGGCAACGACAACGTTGAAGTTCTGGATTGAAGTAAGAGGGGAGGTTGGACCACACCCAGCACAGTCGAATGGTGATTGGTATACTGGGTATCCCACAGTGGAAGAAGCACCCAGCTCTCCTGAAGTAAGAACATTCGGGAAGAAGGGCAGGATTAACACACTCTTTATGTTACTGATCCCGTTCGTCAAAAGGAAATTAAATTGGGCCCCCGCTTTTACGGACGAAGTTGTAAATTGGTAGATGTCTGTGTAGACGACTGCCTTCGTTGGTCGCGACAAGTAACTCTCCTCGAAGCTTGGGTTAAAAGTGTAACTTGGAACGTACAAGAAGCAGCTTTGGTTGAGCTGTGTCTGTGTTCCCGATCCGAGCAAGTTAAGTTGCGTTTGGTTAAGAATGGTGTTACCAACGTTGAGTGCAACACAGAGGTCGGTAGGAGATGGGTTGTTTGATTGAGTAGAGTTAGCCTGAGATGGAATGAACACAGTTCCACCAGCGGAGTCGACTAAGTTGACAGCTGCTCCTGCGTTACCGTTGATGAGAATGGGGACAACACCACCTAGGGGACTGGTGATGCTCTTAATACCAAGGTTATTAGCACCAGTTGATGTTCCTTTCGTAATGCACACATAAGGCTGGTTGATGTTCAAAGTAAGGCGGAAGAAAACACCCTTTAGTAGGGGAACCTGAGAGAAGAATGAGTGGATGTGGCGCAAGTAAATTTGTGCTTGAATTTGGTATACAATACCAACAGCGGAAGTAGAAGTAACGTACTGGTTAACCATGCTGCGGTACAGAGATCCCATTTGAGTTGCGGTTTGAAGAACACTGAAAGAGCTGGTTCCACAACCTGCAGCAGCAGTTGGGTCGATGAGGGTATTAAGAGTTCTTTGCGCGAATCCAACGTTACCAGCACCTGTAATACCGCATGCTTGACCTGACTGTGCTCCGAGCATACCACCAAAGACATTCCATAAAGCACCTTCTCCACCCAAACCAGATGCTGATTCGAATTGGAAGCCATTGGCAGTGTCAGGGTAGAAACCAATCGTGCTTGCGTTCATGTCTAAGTCAGATTGACCAAGGGTAGTCAGAAGACCGAATTGTGTCCACATGCTCTGCCAGGGGGTTTGTTGCAAAATAGTAGTACCTGCGTAGTCTAGGGTAAGAGAGTGGATCATACTACCGAACCATGACTTCAATCCAACGATACGGGAGGAAGCAGCGGTAGGAGCGGTGGTTGGACCGAAAAAGTTTGCGTATCCAGCGTTAAGTGTGGCTGTTACTGTGACTACACCAGTAGATGTAGTTGGTCCACCTGCGAATGCAAGAACACCAGAACCAGTAACGGCTGGGCTGGCAAGAGCAGTAACAACGGCAACACCGGAAACAGCTGCTCCGTTAAGGGCAAGTGTCATGTCGGAAGTTATAGTTAAACCAGTGGATGTAATTGTTGCTCCAGTCAATCCTGTTCCCGTACCGTTCACTGTACCCGTGATCTGAACAGACGAAACGTTGGGGGCTGCAACAGAAAGTACAAGTGGAATACTTAAGTAAGCCTCTCTGTATGCCATATACTTATTACTGTTGGCTAAAGCACTGGTGTCGATTATAATTTGGTTTGAACCGTAATTGCCATTCATTTGGTCTTGAATGTTCAGCCAGTCGCGCTTCACGAACACGGATGGGCTACCTTCTGTCATATTGGACATGTCGTAAACTAGGGAATCACCGCTCATTCTCTGTATATATCCTGTATCCAGAAAATATTTTGGCAGAACGCACCTAAATAGAGAATACAATAGGCTTGTTTTCCTTCAACTTCTTCTTTTTGGCTTCTTTGTCGTTCAATTTCAACTTTCCTATTTTGTCCTGAAGAGCTCCAGACAATCCAAGTCGAGATGCCTCCTTCTGGGCTACCTTCTCAGGTAAAGTCACGCCCGTCCCTCCTGGAGTTAGTTGTGCGTTCCCCTGGTTTACTTTGCTTTCTTGGTGTATAAGGGTTGTTGGCCCCCGGCATGCTGGTCTGTATAAATATTGAGGCATTTTATATATTGCCTAAATATTTTAAACTTCTTTTTCCTTCTCTTTTCTAATTGCTGTTCTCAAGGCGTAAAGCTTGTAGA